TAGCTCATAATTTTCTTCCAGTTTACTCGTTGTCTTCTGATTGCTTTTTTCCGTCACGAAAAAGCCCTTGTTGGACCTCCTCCTGCAGCCCGGTGTACAGCTCGGTATCATTAAAATCTAAATATTCAAATTCTGACAACCATTTTTTAAAATCTGGAAACGAAGCAGATATATTTACTGACTTTGCCATTGCCCAAGCTACCTGCATCCAGATCAGTCCATCAAATTTTGTAATGTCCGATCCAAACGAAGATGCTTTAAAAAAGTCTCCTATCATATCCGTGCCAAATTCTTTTTTGTAAAAGAAAGGAGTGACGGGGTTAGCCGCCACTCTGATTTCCTTATCTCCAATTTTTATATCTCGCATGCTATGCCTCCAATGCTGCTACTCTTGCTTCTAATGCGTCCCACTCTGCCTGTGTAGGCGCGCCGTCCTTACCTGCCGGGCCGGTGTCTCCTTTTTCGCCCTTATCTCCCTTGGGGCCGCTAAACTTGCGGACTAGCCTTGCTATGCCGCCTTTGCTTACAGGTTCTGCTACATATCCGATTCCTTCGCCGGCCGATTTTACAACCATGCCCCCGGCTCCAACTTCCACATAGTCTCCGGCTGCGATGTCCCCGCCTGCTTCTACTTGCCACACAGGATTGTTTTTTATAGCAATACGTACTTCAGATCCCTCTTTTATCGCCCCGGTTGACCTAAAATCCGGGGTTCCTCCCGCTGCCGTTATAGATACTTTTTGCTCAGCTCCCAGGCTTAAAAGCCGGTTTGGCTGTACATCCTCGGTTGCGATCGCCGTAAATATCACTAGCTACCAACTCCCTTTTCTAATGCTTCGATTCGTTTAATCACTCTGTTCCACTCTTTTTTTTGTAGGCGCTTCTGCTACTTTTCGTACAAGCCGTGTAGTGTTACCTTTTTTTACATGTTCCGATACATACCCTATCATGACAGATCTGTTGTTGTTTATTATCTCTTGCTTGCGACTGTAAGGCATCATAAGCCGCACGTCTGTAGGCTCTTTTGCTTCCCAGTATCCATTCCCGCCGTACTTTGTGATTCTTCCCCGCGTACCTACTTCCACACGGTCCCATGCATCCAGATCTTCGCCGGCTTCGACGCGCCAAACGGGACTGTTTTTTATGACAACTCGCACCAAGGATCCTTTTTTAATAGGACCCGTAGATCTATAGTCAGGAGTCCCACCTATAGGGGTAATGTAAATTCTGCCCTTATCGCCCAAACTCAAAAGCCGGTTTGGCGGTATATCCTCCGCTGCGGTCACCACAAAGTTCATTACCCTTCAGCTCCTCCACCTGTTCCAAACTTTGGCATTAACACCTCATCGTAAAAAGCGTTAAAAGCCGCTTCGTTTGTATCACTAAGCTCCAGATTTCCTCTTACGACTTTTCTGCCATCAATTTCTGTAGGTGTTACAGTCAGTGTAAGAGTGGACGTAGTGGGTTCTGTGCTTTCACCTTTTGTTTCGTGCTCGTCATTAGGCTTTCCGGATATGCAATTGTAATAAACATATCTTTTGTTATTTTCGTTTCCGCTCACCTCAAAAAGCAGTGCAAATTCCTTTTGCTTTCCGTTGGCAATTTCAACCAGCATTCCATTTTCGTCAATTTCCCAGCCCATCATCTCAGCTAATACATCATCCGGGATCAATGCCATCTCCAGATCGCCGGTATACCCGTTATTGGATGTAATCGCAAAATATGCGATGTTATCTGCGTAAAAGGTATTTGTTTCGCCATCTGCATTTAACGCCATGTTTACGGCTCCCGGGATATGGACTGGCTTCGCGTAGCCATCATCTTCCTTAAAGGCCACATAGACTTTTTCAAGCCCAAACAGGACTTTATTCTTTCCCATTCTTCTCCCCCTCTATTTGCACTTCGTAGGTCACCTTATATACATGCCCAGATCCGGTTTGCACCTCAGATTTCATATAAGGCGTCCTGATTTCTTTCAGCTTCGATTCGATTGCTTCTTCACTTATCAAATCTTTTTTTGATGTAGACAATTCTACTTGATAGTTGCTTATAGCTTCATAATTTTGATTATCTCCCATGGCATCATCGGAGCTTGTAAAGCTATATACGATATACGGGAGTGGCGGGACATCTAAAAACATTCCATACGCCACCGGCAGCCCAGTTTCTTTCAGGTGACTATAAAATTCTTTTTGCTTCATCTCGTCAACCCCCGTTCTTTAAAATTTCTTCGATTCGTCTTTCCATTTCCGGCAGATACTTTTCTGTTGCCGGTCCCAAGTGCGGCCTTGCAGCTACTTTTCCATTGCCCCTGGGCATTGCATGCCCCTTTTCCAGCAAGTGGACCAGCCACGGGCGGGATTTGTTATAGACATATCTCACGGATTTACCGCTTTCGTTGGCTTTTTTAGTAGCCCATCCTTTGCGATATTTCCCGGTCCTGTCCTGCCATGCGGCACTTGCTTTAACTTCGTTACGGACTTTCCTTGCGGTTTTTTCGACCTCTTTGTCGATAGCCTCTGACACATCGGACGTATATTCAGCTATCATGCTCGCAATTTCAGATCCGAGCTCGTCAGGCTTGATATACTTAACTCCCATCGTTGGCCGCCCTCTCACAGGTTAATTCGATTTCGTCAAATGCCAGGGTCCTGGATCCTTGGTATGTCCTCATAACATGGTACTTCTGCCCCTCAAATACCACATCTTTCTGATTCCCGTACTCAAAGTCATGGATAATAAATTTTATTTCCGGACGTAACTCGGACATAGACGCATCATAAAACTCGTCATACCCCACAGACTTTACTTTGCACTGGATAACGGTTTCGGACGGTTTTTTGGTCTGATTTCCGATCTCGTCAAAGCCATACTCATAATCAATTAATGTCAAATCATGGTTATACATCTTTACCACCATCATGTAAAAACAGATTTTTAAGCCGCCATTTTATATGTTGTGGCATATCCTCCGTGCTGTCCCGGCTCTGGTACCTCCATGTTGCATAGTCCACCACAAACATTTCGTGCGCCATGTTTTCTCCGTCCAGTTCGATGCCTTTTTCTTCCGTCAACTCTTTTTTTACCGACTCTATAAGTGCATTAAGGTAGGTATCCCTGGTAGATGCAGAGATACCCAGCCTTGCCTTTAATAACTCAAGTGTGTCCATTGTTAGCCTTCGGCGCCAGCATCGGGAGTATAGGTTACATAAAATCCAGCTGCTGCATCAACTTTTTCCACGTCAAATCTGGAAAATGCAGCCAAAAGTTGTCCATAAATGTTATTGTCTACCCACTTTACGGATGCCTGCTTGCGGTCAAACAAAGTTACAAACTGGTACGGATCGCCGATAAATCCGACGGTATCTCCGGCATTTACGCCAATTACCGTATCGTCCAGGACCTCTACGATATCGATCAATCCAAACAGCTTTTTGCCAGACGGTGCGGTGATGCTGTCCTGCAGCAAGTACCTGCCGTTGTTGTCCTTAAGCTTATCCAGTGCGTTATACATGGATGCGCTCAGGATCGCCTTTACATTATATACTCTGGGGATCTGCACATTAACCAGATCTTTTAATCCGTCAAATCCGGCTGCGGTTGCAGCAGTTGCAGTCTTAAGAGCAGCTGCAATCTGTGCGTTTTTAGTATTAAGGTCCTGCCCGCGGATATCGTCGGCGATCATACCGACAATGTTGTAATCGGCATCATCGATAACTTCCTGAGATACCGGGATGTATCCACGATAAGTATCAATCTTAAAATCGACATCCGTAATTGCGGGCTTTGCCAATTCAGGATTCTGTTCCAGTTCAGCGACGGTTACCATTTTCCCATCGGACTTTTTGATGACAGGGAAGGACCCGGATCCGCGATTAACTGATACGGTCCTGACATACTTTTGCAGGTTAATTTCGTCCTTGAGTGCTTCGGCGGGTCTTAAAAATTCTTGCGGTACCAGTGCCCCGCCATCTACAATCTTAAACCCTTCCCGATACTGGCCTTTGCTCCGGATATACCGGTTAATGCTATCTCTTACTTCTGCTTTTTCTCCCATTTCCTTACCCCTTTTCTGTTTAGGTTCTTTGGCGTTCAGATCGTCCAGTTCCCCTTCCAACTTCTTAATTTCGTCCTCCAACTTTTCTTTCTTTTCCTTCAATGCGTCCTTGTCAGTGCCAAGCTTATCCATTTCCTTTTCCACCGTATCCATTTCTTCATCTGTTTTAGCTTCATCAATGGCTTTTCCTAGATCCTCTTCACGCTTTTTAAAACCTTTTTCTTCCTCCTCAAAGCCTTTCAGGGCTTCCCGCGCCTGCTCAAGCTTTTTTGCTATCATCAGCTGCTTTACCATATAATCGCTCCTTTAATCTTTGCTTCCGCAAGTTTATTTTTTGCTCTAGATGATCTTCAAAATCCTTTTTTCTGGCCTGTATTGAGGTTGTCGGATAGGCCGGGAATGTTACTACGCTTACTTCGTGTAAGTCGATGTCTTTTAATGTGGATTTCATCGTTCCGTCGTCCCTGTTTTCGATGTCTTCATCAATTACGTTAAAGCCAAAGCTGCAAGCGTTTATGTCTCCCCGTTCCACTCTGGCAACCACATCCATAGCTTCCCTGTCATTAGGGTTTATCTTTACTTTTCCGTATAATCCCTTATCGTCTGGCTTCAGTTCCAAGGTTCCATTTCCGGTCCTCCCTAATACTGACCCAGTGTTATGATTAAACAGGCACCGGATGTCGTTACTTTTAAGGCTGTTTCGTACAGACTCGGGTGCTACGGATTCATACGCCCCCGGCCATAACTCTGTTTCCTCATTGTATCGGATAAAATAACCTTCCAAATACTTTTCATCATTTTCGGACCTGACTTTAAAATCCGTTTTTGTATATCCTCTAGTCTCCGTCTTTATCACCACCTTTCAGCTTCTGCTGGTCGCCAATTTTATCAAGCGGGATGTAGTTTTCCAGTATGGTTAATTCTGATAAGCCTTCTTTCGGCGACATCCCTAACCAGTCTCTTACTTCGTTGCCCGTCATGATACCGCGCACAAACATATCGCTTCCGACTCCTGCAAGCTCGCTTATATCGTAGGAGTATAAGGATCTCGGATTAAACTTAAAATAGAGATCCGGGCTGTATAAAAGTTTACGAGTAAGTTCCTGTTCGATTCCTTTTGCGATTGGCAATATTGTGGAGTTAATAAAGTTGTTATACTCGTCTTTATCGTATTTACCCACGCCCAGTAAAAAAGCAGGCACTCCAAAGATGCCTGCTACCGTACGTTTATCCAATTCTACTGCGTCATTTAACGCCAGATCTCTTAGGCTTAAAGGCTTCACCTGATCTACTTTTACTAGGTCAGCAGGTATTACCCACGGTTCGCCGTTCTTCGTCTCGCTTACGTACTTTTTTAAGATCTTTTCCCGGCCTTCCGGGCTTGATAATTCCTCTGTCATCGCATCCACGCTTATAATCAAAGGCGGCTTCCACTTGCTCGACATAAAGCCTTTTTTAGTTATAGATGCTTGCTTTAGATTATTTACAATGTCCCGTAAAGCCACTTTATACCCTGTGCCAATGTAAGGGGCATCTGGATCCGGATTGATCATAAAATGCAATACTTCGTCCGGGCTGTAGATTTTACCGTCGCAATTAATTTTGTATCCTTTGCCTGTAGGCTCTATATTAGTAACGGCTGGAGGCAACGGTATCATATCGCCCAAATATCCGTCACTCGTTGTCGGGTAAACAAAGCTGTTGCCACGGATCAGCATCGTATTAACTATGTTGTACATCCATGCTTTGCGGGTCATTAGGCTATATGGATTTACGTCAACCTTTTTAGACAACCCATTTACCACTCTGATATCGCCATCATCCGTGTTTTGCATTAGGTGGATGGTCATTGAGGATACCAAGTCAGAGATCTTGTTGGTGGCTATTTTAACTTCCGGGTTATCGCTTAGTTTCGTATAGCCTGCAAAATCTTCACTTTCAAGATTATCCGTATACCACGCTATTACGTCTTTAGGCTCGGCTCTTGTCCTCATACGGCTTCTTAAGTTTTTTATTAGTCCCATTTATTCACCACCTTTCAGCCATTTCTTCGCATTACCGGATTTTGCTAGATTTTTAAGCATCTGCATACAACCAAAAACCGACGCATCAAATATATCTATTCTTTGCGTCGGCTCTACTTTTTCATATTTTATTGCGTCGTCTGTCTGTTCCATTGCCCTCACGTTTTGCACACAATATTCATAGGCTTCCGAGTGTAGATAATAAAATTTCCCTTCTATCGCTTTTGATTCAATCCTTCTAAATCCTTCACTTTTAAAATAATAAAGCTGTGGGGTATCCTCAATTCTAAATCCGGCTTTTTTCATCGACAGGAAGAATTCTCTTCCAAACTTTCTGTCAAATCCAACTTGCTTTATATTAAGTCCGGCATCCTGCATTTGTTTAAACCATGCCACCACGTCCTCATACTCAACAACAGGGGAGTTGCACAAGGTCAACAATCCATCGTCAGCCCACCCAAACAAAGGTATATTGTCTTCGTCGGCTTTTTCATGAGCGGCGACGACCGGGAAAAAAGCATGGGTTATTGTTATATCTATGTCTCCATACGTACCATACAAGGCACTGGCTGTAAGGTCAAACCGTTTTGACAAGTCGGCCCCGCCGTACCATTCTATTGGTAATTTCGCAAGCTCTTCAATGCTCCATTTGTACCGTTGGTCGCTGTTTCTAAATTCTTCGATATTAAAATAAGCCTTCATGGCGCTTGTATATACGTTAAGGGACTTTGCTAAAAAAGACTTCCTACGCTGCGGATCGTTTTGCGCCTGGTATGCATCGCTCATCAGCTCCCTGCCGGATACCGATACATTAATATTAGGATTAGCCTTTTCATGCTCAACCGGGTCCATATAATCAACGTTTCCTTCTTCGTCTTCATCGGCTTTTGTGATAAACGCAAAAAGCTGGTCATCTTTAACAGTCCCGTTCAGGATCTTCTGGCAGTATTTCATCCGGTTATAGCAAAAAGAGTTCATGTTGTCCCCGGCAGTTGTGATTCCAATACACAAAGAGTTCCTGTAGGCCTTCCCGGAGTCTTTGATTGTATCATACTGACTGGCGTTTTTGTATAGGTGCAGTTCGTCTAGGATCTGTATTAGGGTATTCAGGGAGTCCATACGGTCGGAGTTGCCAGCTATAGTCTCTATCCGCATATATCCGTCCCCAAGGTCACCGCTGATACTGTGTTCCTGGTTATTATCAAGGACCCTAAAATTCTTCTTTTCCCCCATTTGATCGATGTTATAAAGTAAAAAGTTAAAGCTCTGCAAGGCCTGTTTTAGTAGTGCTCCTACAACAACTATTTCAGCACCGGACCGCCTTTCCAGCAATCCCAAGCCCCACGACAAAGCCGCCATTAATGGGGTTTTCCCTTGCTTTCGCGGGATCATTATAAAGGCTTCTTTATACTTTCTTAATTTCGTGCCGCGGTGGTGGAATCCAATGAGATTATAAATTAAAAACTTTTGCCACGGTTCCAACAAAAAAGGGTGCCCTCTTAAAGGCCGCCCCTCCATGTCCTCACCCTTCTGGTGGACAAATGTTTTTTCGATCATTCCTATAACAAATTCAGGATCTTTCGGATTAAAATCATACTTATCGTTTTTCAGGTCACTTTTAAATCTTTGGCAAGCTTCTATATTTTCCTTACAGGCTATCTTTTTGCCGGATATCACATCATCAGCATATTTTAAAACCTCTTTATAGTTTTTGATCATCCGGAATCCAGCTCGCTTATTACACTGGCAAGCTTAGATTTTTTATTAGTCTCTGCAGTTATGGATTCTAAAGCTTTCGGGTTTAGCCCAAGCATATTGGAGTATGTCCCGATGTCGATACGCAGTTTTTCCATTGCAGCATAGACAGGGGTTTTTCTCATATTTGTCGCTCCTGCTTTATTCGTGTATTCCTCCTGCACCTGTTGTCCGGACTTCTCAAAATCTTCTTCAAACACTTCATAATCATATATCATCCCGGCATATATATCGATCGTTGTTCTGTATTCCGGTTTATATGTTCCCAAACTTTTCATCTGGCCGACAACCATTTTCTTAATCGTCTCTTTTTTCCTTGCCATGCTGTCACCCCCACATCGATAAAATCGCTCTATTGGAATTCCTT